CGCGCTACTTGTACATGATGAGGCGGGTAAATGGGAAAAACCTGAAAATATTCTTAATAACTGGAGAGTAACAAAAACAACATTAAGATTAGGTAGTAGAATTATAGGTAAGTGCATGATGGGGTCAACGAGTAATGCTCTTGACAAAGGTGGTAGAAACTACAAGAAAATATATTATGACTCAGATGTTACCAAAAGAAACCGCAATGGACAGACTAGCTCAGGATTATATTCTTTGTTCATACCTATGGAATGGAACTACGAAGGATACATTGATTCTTATGGATACCCTGTCTTTGAAACTCCAAAATCCAAAGTTGAAGGCATCGATGGTCAAAAGATTGAAATCGGTGTCATTGAACACTGGGAGAATGAAGTAGATGGTCTTAAAGATGATCCAGACGCATTAAATGAATTATATAGACAGTTTCCGCGTACTGAAAAACACGCGTTTAGAGATGAAACTAAAAGATCTTTATTTAATTTAACAAAGATTTACGAACAAATAGATTATAACGAAGATTTAAAACACTCAGGGGTTGTAACTCAGGGTAATTTTCAATGGGAAAATGGGATTAAAGATACAAGCGTACAATTTTTACCAAGTAAACAAGGTAGGTTTTTTGTATCATGGGTTCCAAACAGAAATGAACAAAATAGATATATTATTAAAAACGGTAAAAAATATCCTGCAAATGAACATATGGGTGCTTTTGGTTGTGATAGTTATGATATATCAGGAACAGTAGATGGTAGAGGATCGAAAGGTTCTTTACATGGTTTAACAAAATTTATGATGGACGGTCCACCTAATTTATTCTTTTTAGAATATATAGCAAGACCACAGACTGCTGAAATGTTTTTTGAAGATGTTCTTATGGCATTATATTTTTATGGTATGCCGTTACTAGCAGAGAATAATAAACCAAGATTACTTTACTATTTAAAGCGAAGAGGTTATAGAAACTACTCTATGAATCGTCCAGATAAAACAATGTATAAATTATCTGTAGCTGAAAAAGAAATAGGTGGTATACCTAATTCTAGTGAAGACGTAAAACAAGCGCATGCTGCAGCAATTGAATCTTATATTGAAAGTTTTGTAGGTTACAACAATGAACAATATGGGTCAATGTATTTTCAAAGAACATTAGAAGATTGGGCTGCATTTGATATAAACAATAGAACTAAACATGATGCTGCAATAAGCTCTGGTTTAGCTATTATGGCTTGCAACAAAAATAAATATAGACCAGTAGCTGAAGTTATTAAAGAAAAAGTAAATTTAAATTTTTCAAGATATGATAACAAAGGCACTAAATCAAAAATAATAATAAATGATTAATACAAGTACTAATAGTTCATTTCCAAGTCAGGTGGTACCTGTTGCGGAAAAGCTTAGTTGGGAGTATGGCTTACAAGTAGGACAAGCTATTGAATATGAATGGTTTAGAGGTGGTAGAATTAACAGTGGTAAATGGCACACTGGTTATCAAAATTTTAACAGATTAAGATTATATGCTCGTGGTGAACAATCTGTACAAAAATATAAAGATGAGTTATCAATTAATGGTGACTTAAGCTATTTAAATTTAGACTGGAAACCAGTACCTATTATACCTAAGTTTGTAGATATAGTAGTAAATGGTATATCATCTAAAGATTATGATGTAAAAGCTTTTGCTCAAGATCCGTTTTCAACAAAACAGAGAACTAACTATGCAAACTCTATTATGCGAGACATGATGAGTAAACCATTGTTAGATAGCATAAAACAAAATTTAGGAGTTGATATATATAGCTCACTTGATCCAGCTAACTTACCTCAAAACAAAGAAGAAATAGCTGAAGAAGAAGTAATTAATAATGTATTAGATTTTAATAAATATGAATTAACTAAGAAAAGATTAGTTGAGGATATAGTTACCATAGGTATAGGAGCTGTAAAAACTAGCTTTAATAAATCTGAAGGTGTTGTTATAGATTATGTAAACCCTGCTAATATGGTTTGGTCATATACTAATGATCCAAATTTTCAAGATATATATTATGTAGGTGAAATAAAATCAATAACTCTTGCTGAGTTAAAAAAGGAATTTCCTGATTTAACTAATGAAGATTTAAAAATGATTCAAAAATATCCTGGTAGAGAGGGATATCAAAGAGGACCTTATAATAATGATTTAGTGCAAGTTATGTATTTTGAATATAAAACTTATATAGATCAAGTATTTAAATTAAAGCACACAGAGCAAGGATTAGAAAAAGCATTAGAAAAACCTGACTTTTTTAACCCACCACCAAGTGATAATTTTGATAGAGTTTCAAGATCAATTGAAGTATTATTTAGTGGTGCTAAAGTTTTAGGTGTACAACAAATGCTACGATGGGAAATGGCAACTAACATGACAAGACCTAAAAGTGATTTAACTAAGGTTAATATGAATTATAATCTTGTTGCTCCTCATATGTATCAAGGTAGAATTGATTCATTAGTAAATCGTATTACAGGATTTGCTGATATGATTCAATTAACATCTTTAAAATTACAACAAGTAATTGCTAGAATGGTGCCAGATGGTGTATTTGTAGATGTAGATGGTTTAGCAGAAGTTGATTTAGGTAATGGAACTAATTATAATCCACAGGAAGCTTTAAACATGTATTTCCAAACTGGTAGTATAGTTGGTAGAAGTTTAACACAAGATGGTGATCCTAACAGAGGTAAAGTACCAATACAAGAATTACAAACATCTAGTGCTAATGGTAAAATATCTTCTTTAATTAATACTTATCAGTATTATTTACAAATGATTAGGGATGTAACCGGGCTTAATGAGGCAAGAGATGGTAGTATGCCAGATAAAGACTCTTTAGTTGGTTTACAAAAAATGGCTGCAAATGCTTCTAATACAGCAACTAAACATATTTTAAATGCAATGATGTATCTTACAGTTAGAACATGTGAAAATATTTCATTAAGAGTTTCTGATATGTTAGATTTTCAATTAACAAGTGATTCATTAAAAGCAAGTATAGGTAAGTTTAATGTTGCTACATTACAAGAAATAGATAATTTACATTTATATGATTTTGGTGTGTTTTTAGATTTAGAACCTGAAGAAGAAGAAAAAGCACAACTTGAACAAAATATTCAAATGGCTTTACAGCAAAATCAAATATACCTTGAAGATGCTATTGATGTTAGAGAAATTAAAAACTTAACATTAGCTAACCAAGTTTTAAAATATAAAAGAGTTAAAAAACAACAAGCTGATCAAGAGGCACAAATGGCTAATATACAAGCTCAAACTCAATCTAATTCTGAAGCTGCAGAAAAAGCGGCTATGTCAGATGTTCAAAAAGCGCAAGCTTTAAACGAGACAAATGTTCAGTTTGAAAGAGCTAAATCAGATTTTGAAATACAAAGAATGCAAACAGCAGCTCAAATTGAACAAGAGCAAATGGCTCAACAATTTGAATATGATATGAAACTTAAAGAAGCTGAACTTGGTAATCAAAAAGCAAAAGAAAAAGAAATTGAAGATCGTAAAGATAATAGAACAAAACTTCAAGCAACTCAACAGTCTAAAATGATAGACCAAAGAAAAAATAATTCATTACCAATCGATTTTGAAGATGATAGTGGATTAAATTTAGAACAATTTATGTAGATAAATTATCATTAATTATTATTATATTATATTATGTCAGAAACAAAAGAAAAAGCTGGAAAGCTTAAGGTTAAAAGACCTAAAAAGCTAGTACAAAAAGATGAACCTATAAAAATAGATTTATCTAAAAAAGAAGAAAC